TTCATATCCTTTTGCCGCTCACGTTGGTTTAAAATTTGATTCTAGAACTTTTTCAAATATTCCAGAAAGACAATTTGATGTAAAAATGAAGAAGGTTAAAGTGCCTTCTAATTATTTTCCGTTGGGAGGAAATGGTTTGGATAGAAGATATGTTTTTTCAAATCCAGATTACCCAGCAAATCCAAATACTTTAGATCTTGTATTTGTAATCGATCAAAATTTAGATACTCCAGCAAGAGCTTTAATAAAAAGAAATTTAAGAGAATTAATTTTTAAACTTATTTCTGGATATACGAATGTAAGATATTCAATTTGGCAAGCTGTTCAGCCAGCTTCAAACGGTGGAATAAATACTATTGTAAATGAAGCGACACAGGAAACTATAGTTGGATTTACATATTACGGAAGCAGTTCCTTTAAAGAAGTCGAAACTCCAGATTCAGTTGGAAATAATCAAACAAATTTGTTTAAAAGTCTTGAAGGAGTCTTGAGCGAAAATAAATTAAGTCCAACCACTAATCCTGCCGAAACTAATATTGCTAATTTCTTTTTGAGAAAGAATCAATTCAGTATAACTGATGAAGTTGGCAAACTTTCTGAAAATACAGTTTTAGACACTTTGTGGACAAACACGGTAAGAAAAGTTATATATTTTTCTGGATCTACGCCAGAAACAATGTCCGTAGACACATATCGCACTTTGCTTAACAGAGCGAGAGAAGGAGGCATACAATTTTATTATCTATATACGAGTTCTAATTTTAGTGGGACAAGAACTTTAAGGGAACTTGCGGAAGAAAGTGGTGGAGCAAAATTTAATTTATTATTTGATTCTGATTATAAATTACAAGAATTTTTTGACAAAAATTTTTACGATAGCAATAAAATTTATTATGGCAATTGGGACGGAACATTTAAATTAGCTTGGACAGACAATCCAGCTTGGATTCTTTATGATATTATAACAGATTTTAATTACGGTCTAGGTAATCATATTGATTCTTCATCTGTGGATAAATGGACGCTTTATGAAATTGGGAGGTATTGTGATGCAGTTGACGATGATGGTAGATTTAGGGGAGTGCCTGATGGCAAAGGAGGTCTTGAACCTAGATACACATGCAACATTATTTTCTATAATAAAGACGAAGCCTATAATGTATTAAAAGATATTGCGGCTATTTTTAAAGGAATTATTTACTGGAATACGGAAGGCTTTTCTTTCTTTGCTGATAAAAATAAAAATCCTTTAATTTATTTTGCCAACGCAAATGTGAAGGACGGCGCTTTTAACTATACAGAAACAGCTAAAAATAAAAGATATACTAGCGTAGAAATTACATATAACGATAAATACGACGATTATAAAACTAAAGTTGAGTTCGTTGAAGATGTTGATGGCATTAGAAATTATGGTTTAAATCCATTTAAAGTCAATGCTGCTGGATGCACTTCAAGATCAGAGGCAAGAAGAATTGGAAGATATATATTAACCAGTTCGATGTTTGAATCTGATACAGTAACATTTACTGCTGGATTAGAAGGCGCATATTTGCAACCAGGAGATATATTTGGAATTAGTGATGAAGTAAGAAATGCTGGCAGGTCATTCGGAAGAATATTAGAAGTCAATGAAGCAGCGAATACAATAAAAATTGATGGAGAATTTGTTAATGGTCTTGCTTCTGGTATATATATGCACGTTCCATCTGGAAACTTTTCAGTTTCTGATTTAAGCAATTTGACTGGTAGCAATGGCGCTTTTACTGGAACTCTTGAACAAATAAGAGAAAGAAGGCAAAAACAAACAAGAAAATTTAATATTCATACCGTTACAGATGATGCGTATGGAGCAACTTTAACTGTGACTGGAGATTTTCTTCTTCAGTCTGTTATTCATGATGTGTATGTAAATCAAACTAGAACAACTGGCACTATGCCATCTTATGGCGCTAGTTATACTGGTTTTACAACATTAACTGGGAATGTATATACATTTCCATCTCATACAGTTGCTGATGGAAATCCTAAATGGGATACTTTAACATCTGGCGAAGTAAATAAAATTTTATCTAATTTAGAAATTGATATTGATATTTTAGGACAAGCTGGCACTGGTCAACTTATACCCAATGAAACTTCATCTTGGACATTTACAGTAACTGGATATTATAATGATCTTTATTTTTATAAAGATTTTGCTTATTCTGTTAATGGAGGTTCTGTATTTCAAACCTTCAATAATCCAACGATTATAAGATGTGATAATCAAGGAACTATTCAAACACTCGGATCTTTAACCTCTAATATAAATAGCATATGGAGTGATTCAATTTATACTAATGCAAGTGTTGGAACTGTCATTATTGCCATGTGGCCCGCTGGAACAGATGGCACTGCTCCAAACAGTACATGGTCATCGTTTGCAGCAACAGAAGTTTTTAAAATAGGATCGGATACAAATGCAGCGACAAACACATGCATGTATTGTGTCGCCTTAGTAAAAGGTGGATATAGATTAATTGAATCTGTTGGCAAAAGAACAAATGAATTTCCAAGTCTTAGATTTAATTATAGAGATCTGCTTGCTTTTAGCAAATTACGCCCATTTTATACTTTTGTTCAAGCAGATTTTGGAAATAGAGCAGACTCAAACTATGAAAATTGGCAATCTGGAAGAGAATATGCTGTTGGCAACATAGTTAAATATAATTCAGAAACTTATATTTGTACAAAGGCGCATACAAAATCAGCATCAAGTTTTACTACGGATTATATTGATGGAAACTCTAATCAATCAAAATGGTCAAAGGGAAATTCTTTTGGTTATTACACTGTTGGCTTGCCTAAGAATTTTTATGGATCTGAAAAAGTTTACCTTGATCAATCTTTAACTTCAACACACGTTTATAACGCTTTCCAAACTTTAGGTATTGATGTTGTTGTCGGCGTTGGCGCTTTAGGACAAAGTGATCTAAGAGTACTTCAAGAAGTAAATGGAATTGGATATAGCGGATTAGTATATGGAACTGGATATCCAAAAGGATATTATAATTTAAATGTTGACACTACGCCTAAAAATTTAGATTTAATAAATGAAGGTTCGCTTTATGTATTAAGCGGTTCTGGAGTTGAGCCAAAATTGTACAAAACAATTGCGACAAAAGAAGAAGAGGCAAATCAATATTCAATTATTGGTATGGAATATTTGCCAAATAAAGAAGAGTATATAGAAAAAGATATACTTGATACTTCTCCAAGTTATTATGTTAAGGGTCCATATGACATAGCAATTAAACCAAATCCGTCAGCAGGTTTGGTAAGTATAAGTGGATATGGAACTCCAAATTCAACAGGAATTCATGTTATTTGGAATCCATCTGATAGCCCAATAACTGGATACAAAATATATGTAAGTAGACCTGATTATTCAACTTTAACTAATGAAAAAGACTCAATTGTAGAAAGTTACAGTACTATATCTGGAGTAACAACCATTACTGTTCCAATAAGTGGAATTTATGGTCAATATGACTTTGATATTTACGCTCAAGGCGTTTTATATAAATTGCTTTCGATGGATTCCGTTAAAGCAACATTTTTTGCATTACCTACTGCGACTTTAACTGGTGTTGGGGGATTTACTATTACATCCACTATGCCAAGTGGATTTATAATTGATACGGCTGATAAAAATTCAGTAAACTATCAAATCGCTCATTTAGGAGGAGGAGGTTACGCTGGAGAAGGAGTTGGCAACTTTACATCTAAAGATGTCACCTTCAGATGGAAATATATTGATCCAACTGGTGGAGTAATGTCTACTAGGGAGCAGATTTATGAAAATCCATTTCTTGATTTACCGCAAAAAGTTACAGTTCAAGTTCTTGATATAGCTGGACAAGTAGTCCATGAAGAAAAAAATTATCAGGGATTATACTATACAGTAACAAGCGAAATGAATGCTCGCCTTTTTGACGATGCTACGACACCAGAAAACGTGGATTATTCTAGAAACATAGGATTAAGAGTTATAGTTACAGATAACACTAATCTTTCAAAGACTGGGACGTTTTACGCTTATAATCAACCACCAGCTTATTCAAGAATACAAGTAATAGATTCTTACCAAAATTCTCCTTATTACATACTTTCTGGATACTATGGACATAGAACATTTACTGGATTAGCTGTTTGGAGTCCAGATGTTGCCAGTACAATTGGAGCTATCACCACTATTTCTGGTTCTGGAGTCAGAGACGCCAATGGAAATTTAATAAGAAGTGAAAATGATGAAATTCCGTTAACGTTCAGAGATATATCTGGAGCTTTCCCAAGTGCAACTTTTTATAATGGTACTGGATTAGCAAGTTCAGCTACAACTGCTGTTGGAATAAATTACAAAGGTTCTGGTGATCTGGATTACGAAAAATATGTTTATGAAGGTGGCACAATTGATAAATATGGTTATACATCAACCGATTTAATTGATTACTATACTGAAAAAGTAGATCAATCCATTCCTATACGAACTTGGGGCTATGAGCATTATACTGGATTTGGAAGTGGAGAAGGAAGGGTGATACCAAGAACAGTAGGCAATCCGCTTGGAATAGCTAATTTATACGATATAACAACGGCAAATACTACTGGATTTTCTGGAATATCTCTTACTGTTTTAACAGAAGAAGTTTCTAAAAATCAAATTATATTTAACTGCTACAATGCGATATCGAATAAAGATGTTTATAGTGTTGATATTTATACTGGAGACAACGCTGCGTTTCAAGCCGATATATTAAATAATACAAATTTATTTAACGAAATTAAATTTTTAGAAACAAGATCTTATTTAAACACAATTAAAATTGGTCAGGGATTAGAAACTGGTATTTGGTATTATTTTAAATTTGTACCTTGGGATGTATTTGGACCAGGAATAGAATCTGCTGTTGTTAGCGGATATCTTGAATCAGAACCCACTGAAAAAGTTACTCCTATTGCAAATAAATTTGCTTTAGACGGAGGAAAGAATCAGGAAGAACTTATATCAATAAGTCAAGGATTAACTACTAATCCATTGATCAAAGGATATAGATATATAATTCAACAATTAGGAAGCGCTCAGATTAATTGGACTGAAATTGGTGCAGAAATAGCTATTGTAGGAACAGAATTTGAATATAACGGAACAGCTATTTCGGGGGGTCTAACAACTGTAGGTAAAGTTAAAAGAGCGGAAACAAAATATTTAATGCCAGAGTCTCAACTTAATGACATTAATTTAATTACCCCAGCAAGTGATTCTTCAATTCTTTTGCCAGCAGATGTAGCAGAGGGAAATACAGTTATTATAGTCAATAAAGGAAAAAATCATAACCTTCACATTTTAGACGCAAATGGTAATGAGATTTCTATCATTAGGCCAAACGAAAGAGCCGAGATATTCCGTGATAACACAGAATGGCTCGACTCTAGAGGCTCTATACTGTCGCTTGAGTAATTAGAATTTAATATCAAATACTGATTCGTCAATCTTACTGTCTACGCCTTTTACATAAGAAGAGATTTCGGTCTCTTGTGGGGCGACTTGAATTTTCTTGCTATCATAGAAACTGTCTAACCACCCAGCAATAGGATTACCTTTTGCATTATATAGCTTCTTATATCCCATAGAAGTAAGACGGTTATCAGCAAGCCATTCGACATAATGCTTAAGCGAATCGGCTGTAAGACCAATCAAACTGCCCTTTGAGAAAAGGTAATCGGCCCAGTCTTTTTCTGCATCTACGGCCATGCGATAAGCCTCGTAGATACGATCTTCATTCTTCTTAAAGATATCTTGGAAGCCTTCCTTTGGTTGATCACGAAGAATCTTCATGATGTTCTGAGTGATCGCAACATGAAGGTTTTCATCACGCGAAATTAAATTAATAATTTTAGCGTTCCCTTCCATCTTTCCACGATATCCAAAGTAAAACGAGCAAGCGAATGAAACATAAAATGTTACCCCTTCGGTAATCTGGGTTGAAAGAAGCGCATCAAAGATTTGCTGTCTTGGATCATTACTCTTAGTATTAAGCAAAGCGTCGTACTTGTTAGAGATAAACTGCGCCCTCTTAACAATCTCCTTGTCGTCCAAAATAGAGTCGAAGAACTTTGTGGCATCAGGGTGAACGTTCTGCAAGATATATGTATAACTATTGCTGTGAATAGTTTCAAAGAATGACCAAACATTCATGCAGATCTCAAGCTCTGGATTGCTGACGTAATCAGAAAGCGAATTAATACTGCGAGACAGCATTGAATCTGTCATGGTTTGAAAACGAAGATTACTGTCGAAGACGAACTTCTCTTCTGGAGAGAGGTTCTTGTAATCAGCCGCATCCTTAGTCAGATTAACTTCCTGTGGTCTCCAGAAGAAATTAATCTGCTGATCGTAGAGATCGTAGAACTTGGGATACTTTAAACGATCATATCTTTGGATCGCCAAGTCTTCGCCAAGGAAGAGCGGTTGTTTAAGTGAGTCCACGTTTACAGTGTTTAGTACGGTTTTCATTTTTATAGGGTGCAAGCTCCACCCGCGCAGCCTTGGGTGTCATCTTGCGGTTCTTCAGTTTTTGTTTCCTGTTTTACTTCCTGCTTCGTATGTAATGCGGTCTGCGTGTCGCCGTCAAACGTATTTGTGTAGTAAAGATTTTTAATTCCATACTTATAAGCCAGCATTAAGTCTCCAACAAGTTCTCCTTGGCTTGGAATTTTATTTGGATAACGAGTAGCGTTGTAATAAAGATTGGTTGAGATACTCATGTCAACAAACTTTTGGAGAGCAGCAACTACCTTCAGATAACCTTGATTATTAGGCATTTCAAACGCAAGGGTATAGTTGTCCTTATTGTTTTTAATATGAGGAACAACAACAGGAATAACACCAGCCTTTGAACGCTTATAAGAAATCAATGAGCGAGGAGGCTCAATGCCATTGGTTGACGATTGGATAACGGAACTAGATTCGACAGGCATCAAAGCAGTCAAAGTGCTGTGACGCATACCATGAGCTTTGATTTGCTTTCTAAGTTCTTCCCAATCACAATGTAGTTTCTCGGTGACAAACTCATCGATATTTTTGCAATAAGTATCAATTGGCAAAATAGCTTTTGAAAACTTTGTTTCAGAAAACAAGGCGCATGGACCCTT